GGCGTTCCGCCCCCCGACATCGGGGCCGCCCCCCGCGCCGGCATCTGGGCCGACTTCGCCTCGGGCGAGTGCGGCGACGCGCTCGACCTGGTGGCGCAGGCGATGTGCCGCGCCGACAAGGCCGAGGCGATCAAGTGGGCGCGGTCCTGGCTCGGGCTCGACGGGAACGATGCGGCTGCGCTCGAGCGCAGCCTCGCGGCGCGCCGGCGCCAGGCCGAGGCGCCGCCGGCGCCGGCCGACGGCGGCGATCGGCGCGACGGCGCCTTCCGGCTCTGGCTGGCCGCCCAGGAGAAGCTCGCCGGCACGCCGGTCGACCGCTACCTCGCCGGGCGCGGCATCGAGCTCGCGGGGCTCGGCCGGCAGCCGCGGTCGCTGCGCTACCACCCGTCGCTATGGAACGGCGAGAGCCGGCGCGCCTGGCCGGCGATGCTCGCCGGCGTCGTCGACGCCAAGGGCAACACCGTCGCCGTGCACCGGACCTGGCTCGAGGCGCGGCCCGACCTCACGGTGCGCAAGGCACCGCTCGCCGACCCGAAGATGACGCTCGGCTCCTACAAGGGCGGCTGCATCCGGCTCTGGCGCGGCGCCTCGGGCAAGCAGCTCGCCGACGCGCCGGCCGAGGCGGTGGCGATCACCGAGGGGATCGAGGACGGGCTCAGCGTCGCGGTGGCGCGGCCCGATCTGCGGGTGCTGGTCGCCGTCGCGCTCGCCAACATGGCGGCGCTCGAGCTGCCGCCGCAGCTCTCGCCAGTAATCCTCTGCGCGCAGCAGGACGGCGCCAACGCCGCGACCGCGAAGGCGCTCGACCGCGCGATCGCGCGCTTCCTCGGCGAGCGGCGCCGCGTGCAGCTCGCCTGGACGAAGGGCGCGAAGGACATGAATGAACTCCTATGCCGCGGCCGCGGCGCGGGGGCAGCCTAGATGTGCAACGCCTGTAACAACCACTGCGATCTCGGCCTCGAGCCATGCTAGCGCGGCGCACCAACCTGCTGTCAGCGCCGGTGCCGCGGCTCGCCGAGGCGCCGGAAGCCGCCCGCGTGCTTGCCGCGCCTTCGGTGCGGCCGAAGACGGCGATCGATCCCGGGCCGCCGCCGCGCATCGAGTGGCTGCCGGTCGCCGGCCTCACGATCGACGATCGCTACCAGCGCGACATCTCCGGCCGGGCCAGCCAGGCGCTTGTCCGGCGCATCGCCGCGAGCTGGCGGTGGGCGCTGTTCCAGCCGCTGACGGTGGCCGAGATGTCCCGCGAGGCGGTCGACGAGGGCACGCCCGGGGAAGGCCGGCCGGTGCACGCGGTGATCGACGGGCAGCACCGGCTCGAGGCGGCCCGGCGCTGCGGCTTCGAGCGGCTGCCCTGCTACATCATCGACGCTGCCAGCGTCGAGCTGCAGGCCGCGTCCTTCATCGCGCTCAATCGCGACCGGCGCGCCATGCTGCCGACCCAGCTGCACCGCGCGGCGGTGGTCGCCGGCGACGCCGACGCGGTGCAGATCGAGCGCGTCTGCGGCCTGGCCGGCGTCACCATCGCGAGCACCGGCCGACCGGAGGGGCTGCCGCCCGGCCAGACCCTCGCGGTCCAGAAGATCCGCTTCTGCATTGCGCGCTACGGCGAGCGGATCGCCGCCGATGCGCTGCGCCTGGTGCGCGAGGCGGCCGGGCCGACCCGCGACCAGCTGCGGGCCGAGATCGTCGCCGGCGTCGCCTGGCTGCTGTCGCGGCGCGACTGGTGCCCGCCCGGCGGCTTCGACGAGGCCACGTTCCGCGGCGTGCTCGGGCGGCAGAAGGCACAGGACTGGCTGCACAAGGCGCGCGAGCGCAAGCGCGAGGTTGGCGGCAGCACCGTCGAGGCCTTCGCCGAGCTGTTCACGCGCGCCTACCGCAAAGGGCAGGGGGAACAGCGTTGACGGTACCGGACGGCAACGTCGAAGGCGTGCGGGCGGCGCTCGACGGCGCCGTCGAGGTCACTTCGATCCCCGACCCGGGCGGGCCGGCCGGGCCGTCGCGCGAGCGGCGGTCCCAGCTGCCCGAGGACTGCCCGGTCGAGCCGCTCGGGATCCTCGACGACGTTGCCTATTACCTCGACGATTCGCGCCAGCTGCGGGCGCTGCCGGCGCGCGAGCATAGTCGGCTCGGGGTGCAGGCACTGTTCGGGACCCGGATCGAGCTGCTGTATCGCGACTGGCCGCGGGTCAACGCCGAGGGCGAGACCACCGGCTGGCGGCCGGAGAAGGCGGCCGAGGCGCTGATGACGGAGGCCGCGCGCCGCGGCGTCTGGAACCCGATGGAGCGAGTGCGCGGCGTCGGCTGCTGGCTCGGCGCGGCCGGGAATTTGATCCTGCATTGCGGCGACCAGGTGTGGGTCGGGCCGGGCGGTGCCGACGCCGGCGGCTGGCGCCAGCCGGGCCCTATCGATGCGCAGGTCTATCCGGCGGCGCCGGCGCGCCCGCGCTTCGCCCCGACCCGGGCGGCGGGTGGCGAGCGCGGCCCCGCGCACGAGCTGCTGGCGCTGCTCAACACCTGGCGCTGGCGCCGCGGCGCGGTCGACGCGCAGCTGCTGCTCGGCTGGATCGCCGCGGCCATGCTCGGCGGCGCGCTGCAGTGGCGCCCGATGGCCTGGATCACCGGCGATCGGGCGACCGGCAAGAGCACGCTGCACCGGCTGCTGCAGTGGGTCTTCGACGACGCGATCGTCTCGGTGTCGGACGCGTCGGGCGCCGGCATCTGGCAGAAGCTCGGGCATGCCGCGCTGCCGGTCGCGATCGACGAGCTCGAGGCCGACGAGGACAACCGGCGCGCCTACCAGATCGTCAAGCTGGCGCGCCAGGCGGCGAGCGGCGGCGTGGTGCTGCGGGGCGGCGCCGACCACAAGGGCGCCGAGTTCACCGCGCGATCGTGCTTTCTGTTCTCCTCGATCCTGATCCCGCCAATGCTCGGGCAGGACCGCAGCCGGATCGCCATCCTCGAGCTCGAGCCGCTGGTCGCCGAGGGCGAGGTCTTCCGCGGGCCGCCGGCGCTCGACCGCCGCAAGCTGGCGGCGCTGGGCGCCGCGCTGCGCCGCCGCCTGGTCGATGGCTGGCACCGCTGGGACGCCACTCTCGAGGCCTACCGGCAGGCCTGCGCGGCGGCGGGGCAGGGCGGCCGCGGCGCCGACCAGCTGGGCACTCTCGGCGCCGCCGCCGACCTGCTGCTGCACGACCAGCTGCCGAGCGGCGACGAGCTCGAGGCCTGGGCGGCCGGGGTGGCGAGCGCCAGCGCGGACACTCCCGACGACGCCGACCACCAGCGCTGCGTTGCCCACCTGGTCACCTCGGTGGTCGACGTCTACCGCGGCGGCGCGCGCCTGGTGCTCAACCAATGGCTGCTGCGCGCCGCCGGCGACGCGCGCGGCCTCGAGCCGGGCAGCCAGGTCGAGGCCGTCGAGGTCATCGGCACCTTCGGCCTGCGCATCCATCGCGACGCCGAGGGCCAGCGCTGGCTGGCGGTCGCCAACTGCCACCAGGGCCTCGCCGCCCTGTTCGCCGGCACCCATTGGGCCGCGCGCAGCGGCGCCGCCGGCGTCTGGGCGCAGGCGCTGCGCCGGGTGCCTGGCGCGCGCTCGCATGGCGGGCTCAGGTTCAACGGCGCCTACGCGCGATGCACGCTGCTGCCGCTCGAGGCGGTGCTGCTGTCGGAGGAGGGGGGCGATCATGCGCCCTGATCCCCGACCCTTTGGGATGTCGGTCAATCGCGCGGCGGGCGAGCGCGATGCAACCTGCGGTGGCGGGTTCGGGGACTGCGAGAGGTTCGCAGATGAAACGCCCGAAACGGCGCTGAAACGCCCGCCGTTTCAGCTAAGTCGTTGGTGGACAACGACAATACCACCCTGAAACGCTGAAACGCCTAGAACGGCCTCCCGTATATGCGCGCGCGCGTCATGAACATCACCGTTTCAACCGTTTCACCGTTTCAGACAGAGGAATAGAGAGATGGATCAAGGGCTTGGCCTGAAACGCTGGCTGAAACGGGCTGAAACGCCTGAAGTAGGGGGCGAGTAGGTGGCCGAGGCGACGGGGATCGCCGGCGCCGTCCAGGCGGCGGCCCGGGCGGCCGGCGAGGCGCCGGCCGAGCCCGCGCAGCTCGAGCTTGCCGGCCTGCCGCTGGCGGCGGTCGCCGAGCCGGCGCGCGAGCACGAGACGCCGGACAGCCCGCGGCGGGGCGGGCGGGCGCCGGGGACGCCGAACCGGCGCACGCAGGCCTGGGTCGAGCACATCCTCGGCCGCTACCGCTCGCCGCTGGTGGCGATGGCGGAGACGTACAGCCGGCCGGTCGAGGAGCTGGCGCGCCTGCTCTCCTGCACTCGGCTCGAGGCCTTCCAGCTGCAGCTGCGCGCGATGCAGGAGCTGGCGCCCTACGTCCACCAGAAGCTGCCGCAGGCCGTCCAGGTCGAGGGCAAGGGCGTCGCGATGCTGGCGATCGTCGACCCGGCGGCGCTCGCCGGCGCGGCCGGACCGGCCGCGATCGAGGGCGAGCTCGCCCTCGACCTGAATCCAGCAAAATCAGAGGGTTAGCGCGATGCGGTCGAGCCGAGTTGGACAGCGGCGAGTTGGACAGCCGCGCGAAACCCGCGGAACTCCGCCATTTCCGTGGCTCCTGCCCGCTGATCGGTCATCAGACGGGCAGGCCGGCGGGCACCTCGACCCGGCGGCGGCCGAGGCCGCCGCCGGCGCGACCCGGGGGGGACCCCCCGCGGCCCGAGCGAGCGACCGTGGGGGCTCGAAAAACTCCCAGGACCTCGTTGGCCGGAATTGGACCCGCGCGGAAAGGGTCGGCATCGCCCGGGGTGCGGGATGCGGGGTGCGGGCGTGAGCGGCCTCGCGATCCGCTACCAGCCGCCGGGCCCGGTAGCGGCGCGCTTCATGGCGTCGGACGCGTCGGTCCGCTGCATCAACGGGCCGATCGGCTCGGGCAAGACCGGCGCCTGCCTGATGGACGGCGTCTTCCGCGCGGCGCGGCAGGCGCCCGATGCGAACGGCGTTCGCCGGTTCAAGGGCGCCGTGATCCGCGACACCTACCGGCAGCTCGAGAAGACCACCATCCCGTCCTGGCACCGCTGGGTGCCGAAGGAAACCGGCGACTGGATCGGCGGCGAGGGCGGCCGGCCGGCGGTGCACCGGCTGCGGTTCGGGCTGCCCGACGGCACGATGGTCGACCTGGTGATGGAGTTCCTCGGTCTCGGCGAGCACAAGGTCGAGGACGCGATGCGGGGCTGGGAAGGCACCTGGGCGTACCTGAATGAGGCCGACCTGCTGGCCAAGGACGTGCTCACCTTCGTGCGCGGCCGCGTCGGCCGCTATCCCGCCAAGGACGGTGCCGGCGGCGGCGGGGCGAGCTGGTACGGCGTGGTGCTCGACTGCAACGCGCCCGACACCGATTCCTGGATCTACCACGATTTCGTCGAGGCGCCGGCGAAGGGTTGGGAGTGGTTCCGCCAGCCGGGCGGCCGGGATGCGGGGGCGGAGAACCTGCGCAACCTGCCGGACGGCTACTACGAGCAGCAGGTCCAGGGCCAGCCCGACTGGTATGTCCGCCGCTTCGTTGACAACCTGTTCGGCTACAGCCGCGACGGGTTGCCGGTCTATCCCGAGTTCAACGACGCGTTCCACGTGGCGCCGAAGCCGCTCGAGCCGCTGCCGGGCGTGGCACTCACCCTCGGGCTCGATGCCGGGCTCTCGCCGGCGGCGATCGTCACGCAGCGCGCGCCGGACGGGCAGTGGCGCATCCTCGACGAGCTGGTCGGCGCCAACATGGGGGCGACCCGCTTCGGCGAGCTGCTGCTGCAGCTGCTCGCCGAGAAGTACGCCAAGCTGAAGGCGACCGCCTGGGCCGACCCGGCCTCGATGTCGCGCTCGAGCACCGACGAGCGGAGCTGGGCCGAGGTGATCGCCGCCACGACGAAGCTGGCGATCGCGCCGACCATGACGAACGCGATCAGCGTCCGGCTCGACGCGGTGCGGGTGCCGCTGACCCGGATGATCGACGGCCACAAGCCGGGGCTGCTGCTGTCGCCGAGCTGCAAGGTGCTGCGCAAGGGCTTCAACAGCGGCTATGCCTTCCGCCGGCTGCAGCTCGCCGGGCAGAGCCGCTTCGAGGAGCTGCCGGCGAAGAACGACTTCTCGCACCCGCATGACGGGCTGCAGTACGCGCTGCTCGGCGGCGGCGAGCACCGGCGGCTGCTCGGCCAGAAGGAAGGGCGATTCGGCCGGAAGCTCGAATATCCCGCGCTCGGGGTCGCCTGATGAGCACGCCCTATGCCACGCATGTCGGGAGCCACGCGATCGAGCGGGCCTGGGAGCGCTATGGTGTGGCGCTGACGCCGCACGAGCTGGCATTGCTCGGGGCGCAGTGCGGGAACGGTCGCACCGTCAGGCTCCGGGTCCAGGCGGATCGCAGCGAGGTGCACCTGGTGCGCCACGCCGAGGTGACGATGGTTGCCGTCTGGGACCCGGCGACGCGGGCGATCATCACCTTCCTGCCGAACGACGCCAAGGTGTCGATCGGCCGCAACATGGTCGGCCAGCGTCCCTCCGGCGCCGAGCAGGCCGACGGACGCTTCGCCGAGCGCCGGCGCCGGCAGCGAAGCAGGCGGCGATGATGGACGGCGGCATGGCGACGATCGACGTCGAGACGCGCCAGCGGCGGGACGCGGTGAAATCACGGCTGCATGACGCTGCGTTGACGCTGCACGCCATGCCGTACCCGCGCGAGCTCGATCGGCTCGATCGGCTGCAGGCGACCTGGCCGCACGTCCCCCAGGACTTTTGGACGGCCTATGCCGCCGCCGCGGCGCGGCGCCGGCCGCCCGAGCCCACCGGCGAGCAGCTCGACCGGCTCGACCAGGTGCTCGCCTGGATCCTGGTGCTCGACCTGGACGCGCGGCGCCTGGTCGGGGCCTGGATGCTCGGCGCCGACTGGGCGGAGATCTGCCGCCGATTCCGCATCGGCCGGACCACCGGCTGGGCCCGGCTGAACGCGGCGCTCGACCGGCTCGCCGAGGCGATGGGAGAGGCCGGTTGAACATCCTGAACAAATTTGCTATGCGTCTTCGCCAGGATTCGATCACTGCGCCCGCCCGGTCACCGACCGCGGCGGGCGCCGTCGTTTCAGGGGTCCGGAACCCGACATGCCCGTGATGGATGAGGCCAAGCTGCGAGCGATCGTGGCGGCGGAGAAGGCGCAGGCGCTGTCGGCGCTCAACGCCTCCGACCTGTCGCGGCAGCGGGCCCGGGCGATGGACTACTACCTCGGCGACATGACCGCCGACATGCCGTCGGCGCAGGGGCGCAGCGCCGCGGTCTCGAGCGACGTCGCCGACACCGTCGAGTCGATCATGCCGGCGCTGATGAAGATCTTCGCCGCCGGCGACGAGATCGTCCGCTTCAACCCGGTCGGCCCGGAGGACGAGGACGCGGCGGCGCAGGAGACGGACTACGTCAACCACGTCTTCTGGCAGGACAACCCGGGCTTCCTGATCCTCTACACGATGTGCAAGGACGGGCTGCTGCAGAAGACCGGGATCGTCAAGAGCTGGTGGGAGATCAGCACCAGCCTCGAGCGCGAGACCTACACCGGCCAGCCGCAGCACGTCCTCGAGCTGCTGTCGCGCCAGGACGGGGTCGAGCTGGTCGAGCACACGGAATATCCCGATCCGGCCGTCGCCGGGCTGCAGGCGCTGTCGGCGGCCGGTGACGGCTTTCCCGGCGCCGGCGCCCTGCCGATGCTGCACGACTTCACCCTGGTGCACCGGCGCAAGGTCGGCCGGGCCCGCGTGGTGAACGTGCCGCCCGAGGAGTTCCTGATCGCGCGGCGGGCCCGCTCGGTCGCCGATTCGCCCTATTGCGGCCACCGGGTGCGCAAGACGGTCTCCGAGCTGCTCGAGCAGGGCTATGACCGCGAGACGGTCGAGGCGCTGCCGACCAGCACCTGGACCGACGACACCGAGGAGGCCACGGCGCGGGCCAAGGGCGTGCGCACCACGGGCGGCGCGTCGGAGTCGATCGGGGACGGCACGGGCTCGGGCGAGTCCAACCCGGCGATGCGGCTGGTCGACGTCACCGAGCACTACGTCCGGGTCGACTATGACGGCGACGGGATCGCCGAGCTGCGCAAGGTGACGACGGCGGGCGGCTCCGACGTGCTGCTCGACAACGAGCCGTGGGAAGGCGGCATGCCGTTCGCCCTGGGCTGCCCGATCCTGCTGCCGCACCGGGCGATCGGCCTCGCGGTCGCCGACCTGGTGATCGACATACAGCGCATCAAGACCGCCCTCTACCGCGCGGTGCTCGACAACGCCTACTTCATCAACAACGGCCGCACCGAGGTCTCGGAGAGCCACGCCGGCGAATACACGATCGACGACCTGCTGACCAACCGGCCGGGCGGCATCGTGCGGACCCGGATGCCGGGCGGCCTCACCCCGATGCAGACCCAGCCGATCGGGCCGACCATCTTCCCGCTGCTCGAATATGTCGACCAGGCGAGCGAGCGGCGGACCGGCGTGGCGCGCGACTTCAACGGGCTCGACCCGCAATCGCTCGACCGGGCGACGGCGACGACGGTGCGCGCGCTGCAGACGGCGGCGCAATACCGCATCGAGCTGATCGCCCGGATCTTCGCCGAGACCGGGATCAAGGACCTGTTCCTGCAGCTGCACCGGCTGATCCTGGTGCATGGAAGGGAGGAGCGGGCCCGCGTGCTGCGGCTGCGCGGACAGTGGGTCGAGGTCGACCCCTCGGACTGGCGCGAGCGCAACGACATGACCGTCTCGGTCGGGCTCGGCACCGGCGACAAGGACCAGCAGCTGATGCACTTGCAGCAGATCCTCGGCATGCAGGTCCAGGCGCTGCAGCTCCAGGGCGGGCCGGGCGGTCCGATCGTCACGCTGCCGAAGATCCACAAGACCCTGACCGAGATCACGAAGAACGCCGGCTTCCGCAACCCCGACGATTTCTGGGGCGACCCCTCGACGGCGCCGCAGCCGCAGCCCGGCGCCGGCGGCCCGGGCGGCATCCCGCCGGAGGCGCATGCCACGGTGATCGCCGCTCAGCTCGACGCCGAGGTCTCCCGCCAGAAGGTCGAGCAGGAGCCGGCGGTCGCCGCCATGCGCGCGCGCGTCAAGGCCGAGAGCGACGCCGAGATCGCGCGGATCAAGGCGGCGGCCGACATCGAGGTGGCGCGGATCAAGGCCGGGCTCGACCTGCAGGGCACGATTCAGGAGGCGGTGATCCGCGCCCTGGCCGCGGCGGGCGCCGCGCCGGCGCCGGCCGCGCCCCTGGGCTCGCCAATGACGAACGGAGGCACGGCATGACGCAGCGACCGCTGACCACCGAGGAGCGGCAGCGTCTGGCTCCGGTCTTCGCGAAGGTGGGCCTCGAGGCCCTCGCCTACGCCGACCGGCCAGGCCGCCTCGTCTGGCCGGTCGAGGAGTTCCTTCGCCGCCAGCGCTGCGGACAGCATGTGGCCGCTCGGCTGCGGCGGCTGAACCCGGCTGGCGTCGTGGAAGGCGAGTATCCGCGGGGATGGCATCGCCGTGTCGCCCTTGCCCGCCGCTTCGACGACGTCATGCCGGTGGCCGAGTTCGTGCGACGCTTCGGGTCGGCAGCTCTCAGGGCGCTCCCGCGCCAAGCCTTCATCCGGGAGGGGCGGCGCCGCGCGATCACGCTGCTGTGGCTCATGGAAACCCGGTTCGGAGCCGCCTGACATGGTCGACGAGCAGAAGCTCCTCGAGGACATCGATGCCGGCGCGCGGGCGGAAGCCGCGCGCGGCTCGCTCGAGCACGCCTTCGCGGAGTTGCGGCGACAGTACCTCGAGGCGTGGCGCGGCAGCCGGCTCGACGACGTCGCCGGGCGCGAGCGGCTGTGGCAGGCCGACCAGATCCTCGGGCGGGTCGAGGCGCAGCTGCGCCAGGTCGCCAATGGCGGGAAGATCGCGCGGCGGCAGCTCGAGGAGATCGAGCGCCTGAGGCGCGCAGAAGGGAGCGAGGCATGAGCGAGGACAGCAGCATCCTGTCGCTGGCCCAGGCCGCGGCGGCGCTGCGCGCCCCGGCCGAGGACGAACGGCGTTCGCCTGCCGGCGAGGGCGCCGGCGACGAGAACGCCCATCTCGAGCATGCCGATGCCGAGGAGGGCACCGAGCTCGAGATCCCAGCAGAGGCGCACGCCGGCGACGGCGCGGCCGAGACGGATTCCGGCGCCGGGGAGGACGCGGCCGCGAGGCCTTCCGTCGACCCGCCCGCCGGCTGGTCGCCGGACGATCAGGCCTGGTTCAAATCCCTTCCTCCCGAGAAGCAAGAGGTCATTGCCAAGCGGGAGCGGGACTTCCGGGCCCAGGAGTCGCGGCGCCACAACGAGCATGCCGAGGCCAGGAAGGTGGTCGACGCCGAGCTGACCGCGGCCCGAACCGAGCGGCAGAACCTGTCCGCCGCCCTCAAGCGCTACGCCGACCCGCTGGTCGCGGGCTTCGAGAAGGAGTTCGCCGACCTGGTGAAGGGCGAGACCGACGCCATCAGGATCCAGGCCGACGATCCGCATCGCTTCCAGCGCCTGCAGGCCTACCAGGCGGAATTCGCCCGCCTGATGGGCACCCAGCAGGCGCTCGCCCAGCGCGAGGCCGCCGAGAGCCAGCAGGCGCTCGAGCAGTGGCGCGCGAGCGAGAACGCCAAGTTCGTCGAGCTCGCCGGCCCCGACGCCGCCACCCCGGAAAAGCTGCAGTCGCTCGACCGGGACCTGACGGCCTATCTGCGCCAGTCGGGCGCCTCCGACGAGCGGATCCGGCGGGCCTCGGCGGTCGAGCTGAACATGGCCCGCAAGGCCATGCTCTACGACAAGGCGATGGCGGCGAAGCCGGCGCCGAAGCCGGTGGCCCGGGTGCAGCAGCCCGGCACCGGCACGACGCGGGGCGAGAGGGCAGCGGGCGACAGGGCCGCTCAGATGAAACGCCTGGAGCGCACCGGCTCGATCGACGACGCGATCGGGCTGCTGCGCCAATAGGAGCGAGAGGCTCCAGGAGCAAGCCATGGCCCAGCCGACCAACACCTATGACGCCTACACCGCCAAGGGGATCCGCGAGGACCTCTCCGACCTGATCTACCGGATCGATCCGGTCGACGTCCCTTTCACCTCGAACATCGGCCGCAGCAAGGCGACCGCGAAGTACCATGAATGGCAGACCCAGTCGCTCGCCGCGGCTGTCGACACCAATGCCCAGATCGAGGGCGACGACGCCACCGGCGACGCGGCGACCCCGACCACCCGGGTCGGCAACCGCACCCAGATCGCCCGCAAGGTGGCGGTGGTCACCGGCACGCTCGAGGAGGTCAACAAGGCCGGCCGCGACTCCGAGATGGAGTACCAGGTCCTGCTGAAGGGCCTCGAGCTGAAGCGCGACGTCGAGAAGCAGATGCTGAGCAACAAGGCCAGCGTCACCGGCAGCAGCTCGGTGGCGGCCCAGTCGGCGGGCATCGAGGCCTGGCTGACCAGCAATGTCAGCCGCGGCTCGGGCGGCAGCTCGGGCGGCTACTCCTCGGGCATCGTGGCGGCGGCGACCGACGGGACGCAGCGCGCCTTCACCGAGACGCTGATGAAGACCGTGCACCAATCGGCCTATACCGCCGGCGGGCGGCCGACGATGCTGTTCATGCATCCGACGCAGAAGGTCGTCTTCTCGACCTTCGCCGGCCAGAGCACGAAGACGACGAACCAGGACGCCGAGCGCGACAAGCAGGTCACCATCGTCGGCGGCGCCGACACCTATGTCGGCGATTTCGGCAAGCTGACCTCGGTGATCGACATCTTCATGCGCAACCGCTCGGCCATCCTGGTCGACCCGAAGCTGGCGAAGATGGCCAGCCTGCGGGCGATGAAGAACAGCCCGCTGGCCAAGACGGGCGACAGCGAGAAGCGGCTGATCATCCAGGAATACTGTCTCGAGATGTGCAACGAGGCCGGCCACGGCATCGTCGCCGATCTCACCTAAGCCCGCCGGACCCGCGGGCGGTCCAGGGGCGCCCTCCGGGGCGCCCCTTTCGATTCGGAGGAGCTCATGGCCGACAAGAGCTGCGCCGCGGCGCCGGCGCGGGTGCGCGTGCGCGCGATCATCGCCCAGGCCTGGGACAGCGAGGGGCCGATCGCCCAGGGCGAGGAAAGGGACGTGCTCGCGGCCGATGCCGACCTGCTGCTCGAGCGCGGCCAGGTCGAGCTGGTCGAGACCGCCGAGCAGCACGAGACTGCCGAGCAGCACGAGGCGGCCGCGGCGGTCGAGACGGGGCCGGCGCATGCCTGACCGGCGCCTGCTCGCCGATCACGGGCCCGCCGGGCGCGTCTGGTACCACCCCCAGCCGGACGGCACCTTCCTGATCGAGCACGAGCAGGACGTCCGTCCCAACCTCGACACGGCGAAGCGGCTGCAGAACGAGGACGATCGCGGCTGGTCGCCGAGCCGCGAGCTGCGGCGCGTCGCGCACATCCCGAACATCATCATCGTCAAGTGGCTCAACGAAGAGGGCCTCGACATCTTCGATTCCGACCCGGAGATGCAGAAGCGCTACCGGGCCAAGCTCAACGACCCGGACTGGCGCTGGCTGCGCACGGCCCCGGGCCGCATCTGAACCGAAAGGAGACAGCATGTCGACCGACCGCGGCACAGGACCCCAGGAAAAGCGCTTCGGCAACGACCTCTTCCCGGACGGGCGGTACTTCTTCCCGCGCGGCGGCGCCGGCAGCACCACCAAGGCGGTGACGGCCAACCTGCTCTATGCCGTTCCGATGGTCATCGGCCGGCCGACGCTGTTCACCAAGATGGTGCACACGATCACCAGCGGCGTCGCCGGCTTCTTCCGCATGGGCGTCTATTCCCATGACGAGGCGAACGCCAAGCCGAAGGACCTGATGGGCATCGCGGCCGAGCAGATCAGCGACAACGCCGCGACGCTCGAGCCGGCCTTCGCCTACACGCTCTACGACCTGGTCTGGCTGGCGGTGGTCTACAGCGTGGGGCCGACGGTCCGGGCGCTCACCGCCAGCGTCGAGCACGGCAACGCGCCGCTCGGCAGCGCGGCCAACGACCCGTCCGCCTCGACCGACCTGGCGGCCGGGCTGCGCGTCGCCTACACCTATGCCGCGCTGCCTGACCCCTGGCCGTCGAGCGCCATCACCTATCTCGACGCGGTCAGCCTGCCCAAGCTCGGGCTGAAGACGTAGGGGCGGCGCGATGGCCCAGACAGGCGCCTTCCGGGCGCAGCGCAACGGCTGCACCGTGACCATGGCGGTCGGCACGGTGAGTGCCGCCCTGCAGTTCGACGGCTTCGCCGACGGCCTCGGCGGCGTGCTGCGCTCGGGCGCGGTGCGGCTGGTCAATGCCGGCGGCGAGGTGATCTTCCTCGAGCTCGACGGTCAGGGCGGCCAGGCCGCCTCGCCGGTCGGCGGCATCCCGCTGCTGCCCGGGCAGCGCGAGGTCCTCGCCACCCAGGGCGCCACCCACCTGGTCGCCGTCACCGCCGGCGGCGCCTCGACTCTCTACGCCACGCCGGGCGACGGCGGGGTCTGACCCCCGGCCCTTCCGGCCGGCAACATAGGAGCCACACGCATGCCGCGTTCCGTCAGCTACCAGGTTCCGATCGGCGCCGACATGGGCGGCCTGGTCGAGGATGGCGGTTACTTCACCGTCAACAACGGCCAGACCGGCATCGCCACCGCGGCGGCGCCGACGGCGTTTTCCGACACCAACCCGTTCATCGCGATCTACAACCAGGAGGCCGCCGGCGGCAAGTCGATCGAGCTCGACTTCCTGGCGCTGATCGCGACGGCGCCCGGCACCTCCGGCACCAGCCTCCAGGTGGCGGCGCAGCTCGACCTCAACGTCGACCGCTACACCTCCGGCGGCTCGGACCTCACCCCCAACATCAAGAACCCGAACGGGAATGCGAGCGGCACCAGCATCGCCAAGGTTCGCGCCGGCAACATCACGGCGTCGGCCAAGTCGAGCCTGGCGCGCACCATCATCGGCAACCGCTGGCTGAGCGGCGCGATCCCGGTGATCGGCGACACCTACATCCTCAAGTTCGGCGCGGTCGACCAGGTCGCCAACATGAGCATCTCGGTGATCAAGAAGGTGATCGAGGGCGTGCCGAAGATCATCATCCCGCCGCAGGGCTCGTGCCTGATCCACCTCTGGCTGCCGGCCCAGGCCGCCGCCTCGAGCTACATCCCCGAGATGGGGTGGGCCGAGCGGCAGGTCTGATCCGTCAGGCCTGATCGGCATCCGACCCGCCGATGGCGCTCGACACCTACGCCAACCTGCAGGCGGCGATCGCGACGTGGCTGGCCGCGACCGGCGACACCGAGGTCACCGGCAACGCGGCCGACTTCATCACGCTCGCCGAGCAGCGCATCCACCGGGGCGGCGAGGGGAGCTATCCCTCGCCGCCCTTGCGCGTGCGGGCGATGGAGACGGTCAATGCCGCCTTCTCGGTGTCGAGCGAGTACACCAACCTGCCGACCGATTTCCTCGAGATGCGGCGGTTGGTGCTGCCGAGCTCGCCGCCGTACCTGGTGCCGGTGGTCACCGAGGAGCAGCTCGTCGCGCTCTTCGGCGGCAACAGCGGCACCAGCTACGTCGCCGCGATGGTCGGCCAGCAGCTCCAGATCAAGCCGGTGATCACCGCGGCCACCACCTTCGAGCTCGTCTACCTCGCGCGGTTCCCGGCGCTGTCGGTCAGCCAGACGACGAACTGGCTGCTGACGAACGCGCCCGGCATCTACCTGTTCGGCGCGCTGCTCGAGGCGGTGGCGATCGGCGTCGACGATCCCGGCCGGGCGGGCGACTGGCACGCCCGCTTCCTGGCGGCGATCGCCGGCCTGCAGGAGAGCGACCGGCGGGCGCGCTTCGCCGGCTCGACCCTGCAGATGCGGCCGGTGGCGGTGACGCCGTGATCCCGATCCCGGAATGGCTGCCCGACCGGCCCGTCTTCCAGGGCGGCGCCGGCGAGATGCTGAACGTGATCCCGGCGATCAGCAGCGTTCGGCCGTTCCTGTCGCTGGCGACCGTCAGCACCGCGCTCGGCGCGCGCTGCCAGGGCGCCATCTTCGTGCGCAAGTCCGACGGCAGCGGCGTGATCTTCGCCGGTGACGCGACCAAGCTCTACCGGCTGAGCGGCTCGACCTTCTCCGACGTCAGCCGGACGGCGGGCGGGGCCTATGCCTGCCCGGCCGACGGCCGCTGGAGCTTCTCGCAGTTCGGCAGCCTGGTGTTCGCCGTCAACGGCGTGGACACGCCGCAGCAGTTCAACGTCGACAGCGACACCAACTTCTCGGCGATGGCGGGCTCGCCGCCGGTCGGCACCTACGTCGCCACCGCCGGCGACTTCCCGATGATGGGCCGCATCAGCGGCGCGCCGCAGCGGGTCCAATGGGGCGCCATCAACAACAGCCCGACCTCGTGGGCGAGCTCGGCCACCACGATGGCCGACCAGCAGGACCTGCCCGACGGCGGCAAGGTGCAGTTCCTGGTCGGCTACGAGCAGTCGGTGGTCATCCTGCAGGAGTTCGCCATTCGCCGCGGCACCTTCGTCGGGCCGCCCGGCATCTGGCAGTTCGGCGTGCTGCACCAGAACGTCGGCGCCACGATCGACGGCTCGGTCGCCTACCACGAGGACAAGATCTTCTTCGTCGACCGCAGCGGCCTCTACATGATGAGCGCCAGCACCGGGCAGCTGGTGCCGATCGGCGAGCAGCGGGTCGACCGGTATTTCTGGGCCGAGGTCGACCAGAACAACCTGCAACGCGTGACGGCGGCCGTGGACCCGGAGAACGGCCTCTACGTCGTCAGCTACCCGGCGATCGGCAATGGCGGCACCCCGAACCGGCTGCTGGCCTACCAGTGGGACGTCGACCGCTTCGCCCGCGTCGAGCCGGGCGACCACGAGATGATCTGGTCGGGCGCGACGCAGCAGGGCTACACGCTCGACACGCTGGACAGCGTCAGCGGCAGCATCGACGCGCTGCCCTTCAGCCTGGACAGCGCGGTGTGGACCGGTATCGCGCGCCGGCTCACCGCCGGCTTCGACACCAGCCACAAGCTGGGGTTCTTCACCGGCGCGGCGCTGGCCGCCACGGTCGACACCGCGGAGGCGCAGCTCTTCGAGGCGCGGGACCTGCCCGACGGGACGCGCGCGCAGGCGCAGCGGGCGATCCTGCGCGCGCTCCGGCCGATGATCGACGGCGGCAGCCCGACCGTGCAGGTCGGCACCCGCAACCGCCAGGTCGACGCGGTGAGCTTCGCCAGCGCCGTGACGCTCAACAGCCTGGGCGTCTGCCGCGGCCGCTGGCGCGGGCGCTACCACCGGGCGCGGATCGCCGTCCCGGCGGCCTCGAGCTGGTCGCACCTCTACGGCGTCGACGAGATCCTGGCGATCCCGGCGGGGCCGCGGTGACCACAAGCACCGGCTATCGTGGGCTCGACCCGGCGCCGGCGATCGCGGCGGGCGTGCCCGGCCTGGTGGCGTGGATCCAGAAGGCGGTCAAGGTCGTCAACCTGATCCTGCTCGGCAAGCTCAACGCCTGCACGACGGTGACGCTGACGGCCAACGTCGCGACCACGGTGCTGACCGACCCGCGGCTGTCGGGCACCAGCCGGCTGTTCTTCGGGCCGCAGACGGCCAACGCCAAGGCCGAGGGCACGCCCTGGTACGACACGCGCGGCGAAGGGACCGTCACCCTGCACCACGCCAACAACGCCCAGGTCGACCGGACCTACGACGTGCTGATCATCGGGTGAATTGATGGCGACGACGATCACTCCGGGCGCCACGCCCATTCCCTTCAGCTACGGCGGCCACTCCTACTGGCTGATGCCGGACGGCCGCTGGGCGAACAGCGCCAACGGCACCGGCCAGGTGCCGCAATCGGCGATCGCCGCCATCCTCGCCGGCCAGGGCGTGCAGGGCTCGCCCCTGCCGGCCGGCGGCGGCCAGGGCGGCGGCTCCGGCGGCAGCACGGGCGGCACTGGCGGCGGTATCGCCGGCAGCAGCGCGCCGGGCGGCGCCCAGGTCACCGGCATCGGCATCAACTATCAGCAGCCGACCGCCGACCCGTACAATTTCGGGGACCGCTTCGGGCCGGCGAACCTGCAGCCCTACGGCTACCAGATCTACGCGCCGCCCGGCACGCCGGGCACGCCGGCGGCGGGCGGCGGCACCGGGACCGGCTCGACGGGCGGCAGCGGAACGGGCTCGGCGGGTGGCGGCTCGACGGGCGGCGGCTCGACGGGCGGCGGCTCGACGGGCGGCTCGGGCGGCAGCGGATCCGGCACCGGCTCGAGCTCGGGGGGCCGCGGCGGCAACGCGGGCAACACCGGCACCGGGTCGGACAATCCGAGCGGCGGCATGCATGGCGGCAATGACCGCGGCGGCTTCGGCGGCCTGCTCGGCCTGGGCGGCGGCGCGGGCAACGGCGCCGGCGGTGGCGCGGGCAGTGGCGGCGCGGGCAGTGGCGGCGCGGGCAGTGGCGGCGCCGGCGGCGGCATCTTCGGCCCGGCCAGTCCCCAGGACTACATCAGCATGGGCCTGCCGGCGCAGATCGCCCTCAGCCTCGCCAGCCAGCTGCCGGGCGTCTATGGCCTGCCGGCGACGGTCGCGGGCCTCGCCATGCATGGCTACAACACGGCGACCAGCGACAGCCTCAACAGCGGGCTCGGCCTGGGCGGCCTCGACGTCGGCCAGGTGCTCGGCGGCGTCCTCGGCCTGAACCGCTACGGCTCGCTGTCAGACCCGCAGATCGCCAACCGCGATGCAGTGTCGGCCAAGACCGGCGGGCAGCTCAATGCGGGGATCAGCCCCGGCGGCGTCTACGACCCCGGCATGATCGCCCGGGTGTTCGGAGACACGCTGCAGACCGAGTACACCCCGGACGAGTACGCGCGGCGACAGTACGCGCTGCAGCACCAAAGCACCATGAGCCAGCAGGGCACGCCAATCACTCGCGCGGACGGGACGGTCATCGGCTACATGAAGCCGGATGGCACGAGCACGACCGCCGCCGGCCAGGCGGCGATCAACAACAACTCCGTCTCCGGCGGCACGGCGCTCGGCATCGGCGGCACGCCCAACAGCCCGGCGACCACCGCTGCGATGGGGGGCGGCTGGAATGGCCGCTCGAGCAATGGCGGCGGCATCGGCAGCGGGACGGGGATCAACGGCGGCGGCCAGGCCGATCGCGCCGGCTTCCGCCGCGGCGGCATGATCCCCGGCCGCCCGGACGCCATCCCCGACAACCGCACGATCCGCGCCGACGAGGGCGAGTTCGTCGTGCGGCGGGCGGCGGCCCGCAAGCTCGGGCCGGCGCTGCTCGGGCTGGTCAACGATCCGCGCAAGGCGCCGCAGGTGCGCGCCGCGCTGCTCGGGCTCGGCGGCCGGCGATGATCGGCGCGCTGCCCGTCCGGCCGCCGGTGCCGGCGCCGATGGTCGACGTGCGGCCGGAGCATCTCGGGCTGCTGCAGACCGCGATCTGGCCGCTGCTCGAGCGGGCGGCCGGCGCCTATCGCGGCGACAGCGCGCTCGAGCTGCTGACGCGCTGCGCGAGCCGCCGGGCGCAGCTCTGGCTGTGGTGGGAGGACGGCGGCGCCCGCGCGCTCGCGATCACCGAGGTGGTGCCCCGCCCGTCGACAGGCCCGGGGCGCGGCTGGGCCGGCCGCGTCAAGGCGATCGCCGGCGACGGCCTCGGCACCTGGCTGGCGCCCGGGCTCGCCGTGCTCGAGGGCTGGGCGCGCGAGCAGGACGCCGGGCACATGCAGGTGCTCGGCCGTGCCGGCTGGGCCCGGCGGCTGCGCGCCCACGGCTATCGCGCCACCGCCGGCGGGATCATCGAGAAGGAGCTGTGGCATGGGTAGCTCGTCGCCCGACCAGGTCAAGACGACGCAGAGCAGCCAGCCCTGGTCGCAGCAGATCCCCTACCTGACCGACATCATGAGCCAGGCCAAGCAGCTCTACAATTCGCCGGGGCCGCAATACTACCCCTACGCCACCACCGCGCCGGTCGCGCCCGAGACGACGTCGGGCTGGAACGCTCAGGCGGCGCGCGCCGTGGCGGGATCGCCGGTCAACCGGGCGGCGCAGGGCTACGCGACCGACGTGCTGAGCGGCAAATACCTGCAGCCGGGCAACCCCTATCTCGGCGCCGTCGACCAGGCGATGTGGGCCCAGGTCGCGCCCAACGTCAACGCGCAGTTCAGCCAGCTCGGGCGCTACGGCAGCGGCGCCCAGACCAACGCGCTGACCACCGGCTTCGCCAACGCCATCGCGCCCTACCACTACCAGGACTACGAGGCCGAGCGCGGCCGCATGGACAGCGCCGCCGCCGGCGCGCCGGCGCTGGCCAGCACCGACTACACCGACATCGCCGCGCTGCAGAACGTCGGCCAGCAGCGCCAGCAGCAGGCGCAGAGCGAAATCAACGCGGCGCAGGACCGCTGGGCCTACGGCCAGCAGCTGCCCTGGAACAAGCTGGCGCAGTATCTGGGATTGGTCAGCGGCAACTATGGCGGCACCACCACGGGCAGCCAGCCGGTCTACCAGCCCTCGGTCGGCTCCCAGGTGCTCGGCGGGCTGCTCGGCGCCGGCAGCCTCGCCGCGCGCTTCGCGGGGGTATAGGCGATGGCCTGGCTCGACCAGCTGCTCGGGCTCGGCGGCGGCCAGCCGCAGGCGGCCGGGCCCGACGCGCTGATCTTCGACCCGGCGGCGGCGCGCCGCCAGGGGCTCTCCGAGGGGCTCGCCCAGGCCGCGGCGGCGTTCCTCGGCGGCCCGTCCGCCGTGCCGGTCGGCCTCGGCTCGCGCTTCGGCCAGGCGCTGCTCGGCCTCGGCCAGGGCTACGACCAGGGCTATGACCAGAACGTGCGCCGGGCGGCGATCGGCACGCGCATGAAGGCCGAGGACGCGGCGACGCAGGGGCAGCGGCTCGACAACCTGCAGCGCGCGGCGAGCTACGCCTACCTGACCGGCGCCGGCGCGGTGCCGGGCACGCTCGTCGGCAAGGCGGATTTCAGCGGCCTGCCGGGCGCCGGTTCGGGGGTGCAGGTGGCGCAGGCGCCGGCGGCGGCGCCGGGCGGCGGCGCGCCTGCGGCCGGCGCTGCTCCGGGGGCGGCCGGCATGCC